TCAAAAAGAGATTCCAGCATTTGAGCCAAGCGCTGCAAACCTGGAAGACATCCGAAACGTACTTGGCCTTAGCATTGTTGCTGGCTTCCTTACTGGTGGTGCTAGCAAGCGGTCAGGGATGGCTGCTATGGCAGCTCTTAACGGCGCTGTAGAAGGATTTAGGCAAGGTAGGCAAGACGTTTATAAGCGTGAACTCGATGTCTTCACAAAGAATGTAGAGGCTATCAAGGAAAACAATCGGCAAACACTTGATCGATTCAATAGGGCTATGAACTTATTGCAAACAGATCGTAAAGCTGCTGAAGGTGAGTTGAAGATACTGGAAGCGGAGACGCAAAACAGTGTTGCTGCTGCCGCTATGCGTCAAGGTATGTACAAGCAAGCCAGTGAAGCACTTAACAAAGCGGTAGAAGGCTCTGATCGCGCTACGCAAACTATGCTTCAACTGAAGCAACAGGCTGAAATGGCGAGAGAGCGTATGCAGTTGCAGCGTGAACTTGCAAATCAATCAAATCAATTGAGACGCGATCTTGCTGAAATGAAACAGCAACAAGGATCGTTAAAACCTGGTGCTGACGTTACTAAGAAATTTGTTTCTGACAATGTGCTTGTTGCAGACATCAATGATTTGATAAAAGATTTGCAAAACCCAGCATTGAAACAAAAAATTCAAAGCACAAGACCGCTTGAATGGGCGGCAGAACAAAGTCAGATTCTTAACCAAGCGGTTCAAACAGAACGCGATCCTGATGTCCGTCAGTTCATGACAAAGATCATTAGGATGCGGAATAAGTATTACCTAGATCAATCAGGCAAGGCCGTGACTGGTGCTGAAGCGTTGCGTAATTACGGTGCAGTACCGCAACCTGGTGATACACCAGAAGTCATTGATGAAAAAATGAAGATCATGTCTAAAGGTGTGCAAGACACGATCAATGTATACCGGCAGATGTTTACTGGATTGCCAGCAATACAGGTGCAACCTGGTATGAATACAGGCGTTGCTGCCGGTGAAAAAGTAAACCCATATGCAACTGCAGCGCCGGTTATGATGCAAGCGCCGTCTCAGCCTCAAACGGCGCCAACAACCGGATGGACTGATGAGAAAGAACGTCGTTTACAAGAGTTAAGAGCTAAACAGCAAGGAGCGCGAAGTGGCACTCAGTGAGCAAGAAGAGCTTGAACTCCTTGAATTAGAAAAGCAGGAAGCGCTAAGCAAGCAGCGCGGTTCTAGCGTTCCGTCATTAGAAGAGCCTTCTAAACCCAAACCTCCGTCACTCATGGAGCGTGGTAGGCAAGTTGTTGGCTCTGCATTAACAGGAGCGGGTGTTGGTTTAGTTGCGCCTGAACTTGTAACAGGTGCTGGCATTGCGGCATCAGCATTTCCTCCGACCGCTCCTCTTGGCCCTCCGTTGATTGCTGCTGGTCAAGTAATGCGCGGTGGAAGATTAGCTTCAGGATTGATGGGTGGCATTAGCGGCGCTGCTGGTGAGGCAGGCGCCCAAGCTACCGAAGCAATGGGCGGCGGCAAAACAACGCAAGAAGCTGTTAGGTTTGGCGCTGAGATTGTTGCGCCAGAATCAGGTCGATTCCTTGGGCGTATGTTAGGTCGCACAGCACCTACTGGTTATGTGCAAGACGCATCAACTGCTGCACGTTCTGTGCTTATGCCTAACGGCTCTGCTGAATCAATTGCCAGGCAGGCAGCTGCGCAACGATTGCAAGCCAAGATGCGCGGCGGTAGAGAAGCTACTGACGTTGGTGCGCAAACCCGCGTGTATGACCAGGCTAGACAAAACATCATTGCTAAACAGCAGCAACTGCAAGCAGATTTTCAACGTGCTGAAGGCGATGCCAACTCGGCGGCACAAAGCATCTTGGGCGCAGCAGAACAGCAGATTGGGCGTTTGCAAAGTCAGTTTGAAGCAGCCATGATCAAACTTGAAGAAGCGCAAAAACAGCAGTCTGGGTTAGCGTTGATTAATGCTCGCAACGAAGCAGATCGCATCATGGCTGAGGCTCGCAATCAAGAGCCTATGTTGCGTAAGGCCGCGCAAAAACGTGCAGATGACATCATTAACCAAGGGCAAAAAGAAGCCGAGCGCATCCTTACTGAAGCCAATCAGCGCGTTGCTAGACTTCGTGAAGTTGCCAGCCGTGCAAGACAAACTGGTGAGCAACGCGTTACGCAGGCTAGAGGTGGTCTTGGTCAAGTCGGTCAACCTGCAAACGTGGCTGATATTGGAGCGGAAGCTAGAAACCTTATTGACACTCGATTACAGGGTTTGCGGTCTGAACGTCAAGCGGCGGCAGATGCCAACATGGGTGGCGCATTTGCAGAGGCCGAGGCTAAAGAAAAGGCTGGTTCACGAATCAAGCAGACTACAGCGTTTAAATCTGGCGTTGAACTTATCAATGACATCTTGCGCAACCCAGATACCAAGATGTCTAACGTCAATCTTCCTCAGATACGCGATCAGTTGAATCGAGTTAAAAGTGCTATCACTGGACGTACAGTAGCCGAAGATGGCAGCGTTGTAGATCGTGAAGTTAGCTTTAGATCGCTAGAGTATCTACGTCGATTTCTTGGTGATCGTGCTGCTGGACTCCCCGCTGAAGGCTTTGATGCCATTGGTCAACAGCAGGCTGGAAAACTCAAAGAGATTGTTGAGAACATACAGCGAGAATTTGTGCCAGGCTTTGGTAAGGCATTGGATCAATACAAGGTAGATAGTCAACCGATAAGCCAGTTTAAGAGCAAGTTTGGCAAGGCGCTTACTGGCCGTGAAGACTTTGACTTCAGTAAGTTTTCAACCTTTGCTTCAGACCTTCCTGCGCAAATCTTTAAGACACGCGATACAGTTGATGAAGCCATTGCACTTGCTGGCGGAAACACACAGCAAATAGAGCAACTTGCTAGACAATTTGTTGCTGATCAAATTCAGCAAAAGAACGGTAAACAGATTGCCGACTTTGCTTTTGCAAACCGCAGTTGGTTAGATCGCTTTCCGCAATTGCGTTCAGACATAGATACGTTTGCTAGCAGTCTAGGAACCGCAGAGTCTGTTGCTAGTCGCAGGCAAAAACTGGCCACTGCTTTGCGTACCGAGATGGGTGGATTGCCTGCAACGGCTCAAGCTAAAGCTACTGGCGTTCAAACAAAAGCTTCTACCGAAGCGGGCAGGATTGAAAAAGCTAGCGAGAAAGAAGCAACTCAAGCAATGGCTGGTGCAGAAAAATTAGCGGCAGGTAGATTGCAAGCAGGTGAAACCGAAGCGCAGCGTTTAGCTCGTGAACTTGAAGCGCAACGCAAAGCTAGCGCGGGTGAAGTTGAAAGCCAGCGCAAGGCAATCATGAGTGAGGCAGAAAAGCGAGCCAAAGCTGTAATGCCTGAAGCGGTTGCCACGCCTGAACAAGCGGTGCAAAGCGTACTTGGCAGCAAGAACCCAGCCCAAACAATTGAATCAATTCTTACCGGCTCCAAGTCCATTGAGGATACTCGCAGGCTTGCTTCTTACTTGGGTACTGATAGACGTACTAAGCAAGACTTTTTAAGTGCTCTTGAATTGGCATTGTCTCGCGTCCCCCCAGAAAAACTCAATGATGTGTTTGAGCGTAATGTCATACCGGCGCTCGAAGGTTCTGCGCTTGTAGGCCCAAGAGAGATTGATCAATTGCGCAGGCAGGTGCAAGTTATCAATCGTGTGGTTGATCCTAATCGCCGTGTTGAGGCGGCTACTCGCATATTCAGGGCTGTCGCTGCTGGCAGTTCTGGTGGCATTGCAGCGCAACCTGTAGGTTCATTGCTTGGAGGTGGAAATGCCCCTTAAAAAAGGTAGTAGTCAAAAGACAATTTCCGGCAACATCGGGGAGATGGTGCGGAAGTTCAAAGAAAGTGGCAAGATTGGCACAAGCCGTCCTGCCAGTAAGAGAGCTGCAGTCAAGCAGGCTGCGGCCATAGCCTATTCCACAGCGCGTAAAACCAAGAGAGGTATGCGATGAACTACGATGGCATGATGAAGGCAGAAGGTAACAAAGAAATGAAGCGCCAGGAAGCGCAGGCAGCAGAGGCAGGGCGCAATGAGGTTGCAGGCTCGCTTGCAGCGCAACGTGCGTTAGGTCGTCAGCCTATGAACAAGATGCCTGAGCGCCAGCCAAAGCGCCGAATGATGCGGTGAAGCGTAAGCAGTCGGGCATAAACCCTGACTTAGAGGCTGCAATAAGCAAACTCTTGGCTGAAGTCATGGCAGACCCGGAAGCAAGCCTTACCGATAAGTCGAAGATTATTGATCGAGCATTGAAGTTAGAAGCTATACGCCTGAAAGCGAGTGATGCTGACTGGGGTAGAGGCTTCATGGATGAAGACGAAGATGAAGATAGTTAAGGTAGACTAGATAACCTTAATTAACCCCATGAGGCTGAACATGGATTCGAATCTTCTGTTGAAGGTAGTACGCATTAGTTTGAAGTTAGTGGTGGCGAGGGTGTTGACAATCTTGGCGTTGTCGATGACTTTTGCCTTAGCTTGCTGGACAATGTGGGGGCCGAGTTATGAGCGGATCGCCGCATTGCTTATCTTTGCCATCACAGTGTTTTTACCATCCTTGATGAAGGAAACAAAGCATGATGACGATGACGAAAGTAGTGAGCAAACAGGTGGTGCTAAAGCCTAGCCAAGGCACAACCAAGCAAGTCACCCCAAACTTCCAGCCTAAGTTCACCAACGGTGCGCCATGCTATGGCACCATGACGGCAGCGCAGCAATGGGGGAACAAAGGTGGCAAATAATATCGCTTTCCAACCGATGGGCCAGACCTATCGGTTAAACCTCACGACCACATCAGCGGAAGTTGCAGTCAACGCTGACTCGCCTTGCAACCAAATACGCATTCACAACGGTACTGCTGGCGAAGTCTTTGTAAGATTCTCTGCTACCACAGGACAGGCTGCTGCAGTGCCTGTATCAGGTACACCAGCATACGGCATGATCTTGCATAACAATTCGACTGCTGTGTTTACAGTACCGCAAGCGGCCATATCTGCGCAGGCAACGCTTTATGTGTCAGGGATTGTTGCAAGTGGAACAGGCATTGTTTACATCACACCGGGTGAAGGGATGGCGTAAATGGAAGTGTCGATGTCAGTAGTCATTCAAGCCCTGATTGGTGCTGCTGCTGGAGCCTTTGGTGCGTATGTAGCAATCAGATCTGACCTAGCAGAACTCAAGGCTAGGGTTGAGCATCTGCATGACGCAACCAACAAAGCGCATTCACGCATTGACCAGATTCTGAACAAGTAATGTTTGACCTGCTATCAGGCGGTATGTTTGGCAGTGTTTTTGGTGGCCTATTCAGGTTAGCACCAGAGGTGTTGAAGTTCCTCGACAAGAGGAACGAACGTCAGCATGAGCTGAACATGTTTCAGTTGCAGACTGATCTTGAGAAGATGCGCGGCACTTTTAAGATGGAAGAAAAGTATGTGGACTACAGTGTCCAGCAACTTGACACCATCAAAGCGGCCTTTGAAGAGCAAAGTCAAACGTCTCAAACAGCGGGTTGGTTTGTATCTGCTATCTCAGCGTTGGTTCGACCAGGCATTACTTGGGCTTTGTTTTTTATGTATGCGACAGTCAAAACTGCTACGCTTGTTGTCGCGTTTCAGAGCAATGCGGTCTGGCATGAAATAATAGTTAAGTGTTGGGATGCCAATGACTTTGGTTTGTTCACGATGGTGCTGACCTTCTGGTTTGTTGGAAGAAGCATAGAGAAGTACAAGTGAATGAAGCGATTGAGCTTGCCATCAACGTACTCATCAAGCCCTTTGAAGGTTATGCTCGACGTTTGCCTAACGGCGATTGCTGTGCTTATCCTGACCCCGGTACTGGTGGCGACCCTTGGACTATCGGTTATGGTGCTACTGGTCGTGATATTAGGCAATACACTGTCTGGACAAAAGAACAAGCTGAGACTGCCCTTCAGGAACATGTCAGGCACTTCGTTTCCGGGCTGGTAAAACTCTCACCGAGGCTTCTTTCTGCAAGCCCTAGACGTATTGCTGCAGTCATCAGTTGGGCGTATAACTGTGGGCTAGGTAACTACAGAATCTCGACCTTCAAGAAACGTATCGATGCCAATGACTGGGAAGGTGCGGCAGTGGAATGTCGTAAGTGGAACAAGGCTGCAGGCAGGGTGCTACCAGGACTGACTAAGCGTCGAGAAGCTGAAGCACTGATGATGAGGTAAGCATGGCAAACCCGATTGCAAAGACAACGCGTGGTAAGGGTAGGCACTTTCAGTCAGTAGCTGAAGGTGGTGGCATGACAGAGGCCGGTAGGAAGGCTTATAACAGGGCTACAGGCTCCAATCTGCAAGCGCCTGCACCTAACCCTTCAACGCCAAGAGAAAAGGCCAGGAAGAAGAGTTTCTGTGCTCGATCACGATCATGGTCTGGCCCTCGAGGCAAGGCTGCTCGCAGACGCTGGAGGTGTTAGATGAAACAAGGACTGTACGCAAATATTCATGCTAAACGTGCTCGCATTGCAGCAGGCTCTGGCGAGAGAATGAGGAAGCCAGGTAGTAAAGGCTCCCCCACCGCCAAGAATTTTCGAGAATCCGCAAAGACTGCCAAAAGAAAACCCCGTCGCTAGGACGGGGAAAGGTTCGTCGGGAAGAACCCATAGAGGAGACAACAGTGAGGCTATCTGCTCGCTTGCCTCAAGCGCTTAACCTACTGGCAGATTCAGCGGAGTCACAATTCATTCTGCATGAGCGTGATCGCATCGTCAAGCCTAAAGATCACTAGACTCTCCTTGCCATCAGCCCTGCAAATCACTACAGGCACCTTCTCGCCCTTGGATGAGACTTTGGCTTGCTCCATCCATTCGTAGAGAGCAATCTTCCTGCGACGCTTGCATTCGATCATAAACGGCCCTAGATCGATGTCAGAGCCGCCATCTCTTGCTTGCCCTAGTACACGCGTCACCTTCGTACCCAAACGCTCTGTGAGGGCATTACAGACCTCACGCTCGTAACTAGCACCTCTCGTCTTTCCTAGCTTGCTCAATCGCGTTCTCCTTGTAGGATTTTCCAGGCTTCTTCCCTGACGCTGTTTTCTACGCTGTAACCAAAGGCATCAGGGTCGAGCAACGCATGGATAAACATTTCTCTTGTCTTGAGTTTGTGATCAGTTCTTGCCAGCATGGCTCGCAACTCTTTGGTAAGCGCATAGAGCGTTTCCATCTTGGCCTGCATCTCTTCCCTGCTCGTCTCACTCATGAAACACCTACACTAAACGGATTGTTGAAGAACTTAGGTTCTATCGTAATACGCGTCTTAGTGAACTTGACAGGGTTCTTAACAGGTTCTCTCGGTACTGGCTCCCAACTGGCAAAGGTATAGAACCGTTCCGTTACGCGATTGATCCTCTCTGATCGTTTCTTGATGTATCCATCATGAAGTAGTGCACGAATAACGTACTTGGTTGTCGGAATGCCAAGCCTGGTTTGCAGTTGAATGTCCTTGAATGTGGCTTCAGTCTTTCGCTTAGAAAGATACTTAAGCACCTTCATGTGGGATTCTGTCAGGTTTGTCATGCCATATCCTCCCGCAATGCAGCGTCCCATACCTTGTCATTAGCGCCTTTAATGACCTCTGTGGTGGTAAATCGATGCAAGCAAGCGACACAGCGTCGCCTGCGTGTCACCCAAGAGTTCGCAGGCTTCTTTCCTCCATACCGGCGTGTCTCTAGGATGATCGTATCGTTATGCTCACCTCTTTCAGCGCACTTAGGGCATAACATCAGAACGGCACACTGTCATCGTCTTGATAGCTCACCTCACGGCCTTGCCTTGCAGGTTGACCTGGTACGAAGTTATTCACCCTGATCGAGATCAGATCGCCATAAGCACTGCGTTTTGTCCATGCTGACAGTTTGATCACATCACCTGGCTTGTAAGCCTGATCGCAGGTGAAACTTCCTGACCAGTCTGGTGCCTTATCAGACTTCTTCTCTTTGACGGTAAAAAGTACGCCACTACCTTGCTGCTGCTCGTAAGCCATTATTTCCTCACTAGTTGATATTCGGCAAAGGATTTGCCATTACGGTTAATCGTATGTGTCACGATGGTGTGACCTTGCTTTCTTAGTTCTTCGACTCTGGCTGCGAGCCTTGTTGAACCAATCTCTGCATAAGCCTGCAATTGCGTGAGCGTTCCTTGCTGCAAACGCTCAAGCACTGCCTGCGTCTGCGTCAATCGAACACTACCTCTTCCTCCGCATCCAGAGTCACTACCTTTTTTGCGATATAACCCTCGACCGCATGATCGTGACAGCGCTTCTTGAATGCAATGGCTGCAACCCCGCCAAAGTTATTGATGGTTTCGTGGTTGACCC